GTATCAGGAAATTGTAGGGACTACGGGGTTAACGACTTACCAGGAAACAGAGACATGAACGTAAGTATTTCTTTAACAGGCGCGAAAGAAATTGATCAGGTTCTACGGAAGCTTCCTAACGAACTAAATCATAAAGTACTTGGAGCGGCGCATGCCACCGCAGCCAAACCGCTTGTAGAGAAAGAAAAACAACTAGCCCCGGAAGGGCCAACCGGTCACCTGGTTGATTCTATTGGGGTTGTGAAGAGTACATTCAAGAGGGCGAATAATATCGGAGAAGTGAAAGTGGGTCCGCGTACCGGAAGATTTAAAGGTAATCATGGGCATCTGGTAGAGTTTGGTACAAAGCCACGCAGAACAAAGACAGGGGCGAACCGTGGATTTATGGCACCTGATCCATTTGTTCAGCCAGCTTTTGAGCAGACAAAAGGACAAGTGGAGGCAGGTATTGCACAGGCTATCGGAAAGGTTCTTTTCAGGACAATGAAACGGTATATAAAACGATGACCAGCGGATTCACTGAAATATTGAAAGATAACACAGGGGTTCAGGCTGTAGTAGGACTTAACGGAGAAGGCACGAAGTATAAAGTATTTCCTGTCATCGCTCCACAGAGTGAAAACCCGCCTTACATAACTGTTTTTCAAAGTCAAAATGATGCCCTGCCATCACTGACTAAGAAAGAAGAAAGCCAATTAGATTACCCTGTTGTTACGGTTAATTGTTGGGCAAAGAATTTCAGAACCGCTGAACTGATGGGGGAAGCTGTAAGAGCTGCGGTAGACAATCAAGGTTTTGACACCGATGCCGGGTATTTATTCAACCGCGTATGGATGATAGATGACCGGGATGGATATGATCAAGATAGAAAAATGCACGTGCATATTCAGACTTTCGGGGTAGAGTATAAAAGGACAGCCGGAGCGATTTACGAGATACTACAGGCCAGGAATTTTGTCGGATGGGGTGGAGTTTGGGTTTGGGCTGATCACGGGAACGCGCTACCATCAGGAAATATACCAGCCGGTACTATGTGGATCACTGAAGGTCCGGTTACAATTGGGAGTACTTTTATAGCTGATGACTCTTTGATGACTGCAAAGGTTGAAAACCCTGCAAGCATTTCTGACTTCAGCTTTAATCAGTGAGAGTTATTTACATAAAGGCCGACAAAGAAAAACGAAGGCCTGTAGGGACGATAATAAAAGTAACTAACCTATTCAAAAGATGGGATCTAGTGAAAGAATATAAAGGAGAGTTCCCGCCTAAAAGAGGAAATAAAACGAAAATTAACCTTAAAGACTTGAAATAAAATGGCAAAGACAATTGGTAAACTACCTGGGAACCTAATAATGGTTTCTGCCGATGGTGATCAGATTGCGTGTACCACAAACGCAACGTTCAACGGTACAATCGAACGCATTGAGACCACCTGTAAGGATGATGATGGAGCAAAGACGTATGAACCTGGCTCAATGGATGGCACTATTGAAGTTCAGGGGATAGCCATTGTTAATACCGTGACAAACTTTGCACTGATCGCTGAGAAATTCTTTGCAAAGGAAGAAGGAACATGGCAGTACGGAAGTTTGGATAATACTGACGATCCATATATCCAATTCGATGGGTTTATTTCAGACCTCACATGGGAAGGTCCATTGAACAATCCTTCTACGTGGTCTATCACTGTAGTTCCTACCGGCAGAATTTATTTGTTTAACACCTAATTCATGACGGAAGTAGAAGTTTACGGGAAGTCACGCGGTTTTATTTTTGGTACTTACACACTTAAGATAATCCGGGAACAGACAGGAATTAACACGGTTGAGGAATTATGGCAAAGACTGTTCCCGGATCAGCAAAAAGAGACATCAATTGAGTACCTGGATTTTTTAACCAAGTTCTTTTATTGCTGTGCCTTACATTACACAAAGTCTAAAAAACAAGAGGTTGATTTTAGTGAAATTGACGTATCGGATTGGCTTGATGAAATAGGGAAAGAGAAGTCTTTAGAAATATTCTCGGAGCTTGTTAAAACGTACACTGAAAAAAACATGACAGCCCCGCAGAAGGTGGGGCAGGATCAACCACAGTAGAGGATTTAGAGGCATTGTTTGTTAGTGAACTTGGCATGAGTCCAAAGAAATTTTGGAAGCTTGAAATTTATGATTGGTCGCTATGGATGCGAAGGATTAATAACTTAATCGAAACACGCGATCAGGATTTCAGAGTTCAAATGATAATGCACCGAAACTGGATGAGTTTATATTACAATTCAGTTTCAAAAGAAAAAATAAGTCCACAGGACGTTTACAAGTTCCCGGAAGAGATTGAAAAGTCTGAGCCAGTGCAGAAGATAAGCCAGGAGGATCTTGATAAGAAGGTAAAAGAGATTACACAAGCACGTAAACGAAATGGCAAATAATGTATTAGCAAAACTAGCAATAGAAATCGCTGCTAATACGGCATCGTTCAATAAGTCTTTAAATCAATCACAAGCTAATTTTTCAAAGTTTACATCCGGCATTCTAAAAGCCGGGGCCGCGCTTGGTATTGCGTTCGGGACAAAAGAAATTCTGAATGCTGGTTTTGAAATGGCAAAACTGGCAGGTGAGGCCGAAGGCGTTCGTGCAGCATTCGACAGGCTCCCAGAAAGCGCCAAACTATTAAACGATCTTAAGGAGGCAACCGCCGGAACTGTTTCCGAATTGGATTTAATGAAGCGTACCGTACAGGCTTCAAACTTCGGTATTGCTTTAGAATCGCTGCCGGATCTTTTGAAGTTCGCGGCCATACGCGCGCAACAGACAGGGCAGTCGGTTGATTACCTGGTTGACTCAATTATCACTGGTATCGGTAGAAAATCACCGCTTATCCTGGATAACTTAGGAATTTCCGCTGTTCGATTAAAAGAACAGTTTGGGGGTGCCGCCCTTGAAGCTCAGTCTATCGGTGATGTAGCCCAGGCGGTTGGCAGGATAGCCGGTGATGAACTTAAAAAGATGGGTGATTTCTCTGAAAACACATCTACAAAAGTTCAACGTCTTTCCGCTTCATGGGATGATTTCAAAGTTGCTATAGGAGGAGTTGTAAACGAGACCGGAATACTTCAAGGCCTTTTAGATGGTGTAACCGACTTGTTGACTGTCAGCGCTGATGAACAAAAAGCGGCTCTTGATGGTGTTTTGGAGCAATTAAACTCAGGGCAAATTGATGCTGAGAATTATGCAGGTGCTTTAAAGTTAGCACAAACACAAGCTAAAAATTTAGGTGTTTCATTAGTTGTATTGACTGACGAATTAACAAAAGTCAGAAAGGTATTCATTGACCCAAGGAGCAAGATAAAAGTAGTAGAACCGGCAGATGCACAAGCTCAGATAACTACACTCGAAACACTTCAGGCAAAATTAAAAGATCTGAATGATCAGTTTTCAGAAACCGATACAGCCGATAAAAAGAAGCTTTCAAATATTGGCAATGAGATTTTAAAAACTCAGGTCTTAATTGAAGAGCTTGAAAAATACCGTAAGAAACAGAAGGAAGTAAACGACCTACGGAAAGTAGATCCGATTCAGAATGTTGGCGGACTTATCCAGACCGCACAGGCATTTAACCAAGTTCAAGAGGATGCACGCAAAGCCACTGAGGAAGTAGGTAAATTTGTGGCTGCTTTAAATCCTGTTTCTAAACTTCCAGATAAGGTAGAAATGCCTACTTGGATGGATGATTACGTTGCATCAATTAAAACATTCGGCGGAGAGGTTCAACAAGAGTTTGTAAATATAGGTGGAATGGTGGCCGATGGTGTAGCCGGGCTGGCTGATGCCGTTGGAACCGCATTCGCATCAGGGAATTTTAAAGACTTCGGGAAAGCATTACTTGAGGGCGTAGCTTCATTTGCACAGCAGTTAGGCAGGCTTATGATCGCCATGGGGATCGGTGAGATAGCTTTAAAAGGCGCGCCTGGACCTGCAAAGATTGCGGCCGGTATAGCTTTAGTCGCTGCTGGTGCGGCTGTTAAATCTTTGTTAGGTAAGCAGAAGAGTTTCCCTAATGCTGGTTCATCTGGCGGGGGCGGTAGATCTAGTGGGTTTTCTGAATCATCATCATTTAAC